CCACATTTTGCGCGTAAATAAAATAGCCAATCAATTACATAAGTTATATTCATTCCATGAAGCCAATGAATCATATACAGAGGAAGAACTTAATTTTGTATCTCTATTTGGTCAGTTAGGTAATTTAGGAGATAGGAATAGTGAGTATTTCACTAAAAATGATTCTGATTGGCACGTTAAGAATTTAGGTATGGTATATAAGTTTAACGAAAATGTACCTGCTATGAAAATTTATGACCGCACCATGTATTTACTACAGGATGCTAGTATTAAAATTTCACATAATGAATATTTAGCTATCCGCAATCAGGAAGGTTTATTTGACGAAAGTAATAAATTTTACTTCTACAGTGGTCAAAAAGAAACTAAACTTAGAACCCACTTACCTTTACTCCTTCACCAAGCTATTCAAACAGCTCAAGAAATTGAATATCAAATTTGGAATTCTGGAGGTTCGGTTGTACAACAACCGTCTAAACCCGCTAATGCTTCCAAAGCAGATAAATCTTTAAGGAAAGCTAAAGCGATAAACACAGAAAACAATCCTAACTTCAACGAAAAGACGAAGTCAATCATTGATTCATTTTTTAGCGACGACGATTAATGGAAATTATAATTGGAATATTAATAGCGTTATTAATTGTAGCTGGATTTGCTATTCGTAATCTCATTCAAAAGAATGAGGTATTAGAAGATTTTATAGCAAAACAAAGCGAAGCCATTGATACATGTAATCAACGGTTAAAAACAGTAGATGATAAAGGTTTCTTTATTGCAGATGATGAAATTGGCTGGTTCTTTACCGAAGTTAAGAAGATACAGGAGGCATTAAATGAATTTCGCCTTCGCTAACACAAATGGCTAAAAAAAGAGGACGTAAAAGTCAAAGACAATATTTTACAGAAGATACAGAATTAGCAATAGTAGAATATCTAGCTAGTGAAGATCAAGCAGAGAGAAACAGAATTTATAATTCAAGAATTCACCATTCGTTTTATAAATTAGCTGAAAATCTCATCCATACATTTAAATTTTATTACACGGAAGTGGATGACCTCGAGGATTTAAAACACGAGGTCATCTGTTTTCTACTTGAAAAGCTCCATTACTTTAAAGTAGGTAAAGGTAAAGCTTTCTCATATTTTAGTATTGTAGGTAAAAATTACCTTATATTATATAATAATAAAAATTACGCTAAAAAGAAAGGTAAAGCTGATTTATTAGAAGCGGATACTGATGATGGGATTTTAACAAATATGGAAAACCAGGAACGACTAGCAGAAAAGATAGAATTTTTAGATATTTTTATAGAAAAGGTAGATTATAAAATCCCCTCTATTTTTAATAAACATGAAGATAGAATGGTAGCTGATGCTGTTTTAACTTTATTTAAAAAAAGAGAAGCATTAGAAATATTCAATAAAAAAGCCCTTTATATCTATATTCGCGAAATAACCGGATGCGATACCCCATCTATTACCAAAGTTACTAAAGCTCTACAAAAGTATTATTATAAAGCTTACTCCCAATGGGAATTAGGGCAACCAATAGTTTTATAATTATATATTTATCGGCATGAGTAATCCACTTGATACAGTAATATTTGAAGGTAAAACATCATCTGATGTATTTAAGGAAATATACAGCAATAGTAAAAAAAAGGACAAACAAATAAATTCCTTAATAGCTGAATTAAAACCTTTAATACAAAATATTGGAGATGCCCCTGTAGTAGTACCTCTTATTAAAGAATATCTTGAGATAGGTGTGAAGAATGACGAACATTTAATTAAAATGATGGCTGTTATTCAAAGAATTAATAACAATGCTGCTTCAAGTGGTGGAGATTCACTACTCACAGACGAAGAATTAAAACAACTTCAACAAATAGCTGAAGAAGTAGCCAAAAATGAGCAAAAGCCAGTTAAAGAATAATATATCTAGTAGACAATCTAGCCCTAGCAATATCCCTAATACTATTAAGGGTAGGGTATATAGTGTTATATTAGATCCTGATCATTTCTTTTTTAGAGATGTTTTAAATGAGTTTGATTCTACTTATATAGGGTATGTTTTTTGGGGAAACTTAAATCTAAAACAAGGCGGATTAACCAAAAGCGATATCCTTAAATATTGTACTTTAGCTAAACCATATTTTGGATTCCTCACTTATCATCCCCTAAATACAGAAATAATAGAACTAATAAAGGCACCAAGTAACAATTACTACCCAGCACTGGGGGGTAATTCTACAAATGCTGAATACTTTTATTTCCCACCATTAAATGTATGGAATAATTCAGCAGGTAATCCTTTACCCTCTGAATCTGATATTCAAAGAAGTGAAGGTGAATTACCTTTAGGTAATTATACTAATGAAGATAAAATTTCATCTACTACTAATAGATTACCTTTTGAAGGTGATATGATATTAGAAAGTAGGTTTGGTAGTAGTATTCGTTTTGGTTCATCAACTCCTAAAGGCAAAAACAACTGGTCTGAAAATGACAGTGAAGGGGATCCAATTACTATTATTTCTAATGGCCAAGCTTCAAAAGATAGTACTCCCTTAGAAGATATAAATGATGATGCTAGTTCAATTTATTTAACTTCAAACCAAAATATCCAAAACTTTAATGTAGCTTCTAAAAATTTTAAATCACTAACTGCTGATTTTAAAGAAGCCCCTTCAGGATTAGAACCTATTCAATCCTTTAGCCAAAATCTAGTTTCAACTGATGAGTTAATTAATGGACCATCATTAGATCAAACCCCTGACTTGAATTCACCTATAACTGAAAACCAACCCGTTACTACTACAGATGATGGTGCTAATGCAATTTCTGATGAAGGGGCAATAGAGGCTAAGGGGGGTTATGAAGATTTAGTAAGAATTCCAGGAACTTATGAAGATAATAGTAGAGTTAAACGAGAATTATATTTACTTCCTAAAAGATTTTCAAATGGAAATGTATTAGTTACAAACTCCTTAGCAGATCCTTTATTAAGAATGTTATTAAAAGCAGAAAATGGAGGTACTCGTTTAATAGTAAATAGTGGGTTTAGACCCCCAGTAGATAATATCTATATTAATGGTTCATTAATACAAAAATCCCAAAAAACTATTAGACTATCTAATTTAAAATCCTCTTTTAGAGGTAAAATCCAAGAACCATGGTTAGAACGTTCAACAGTAATAGAACCCTTTGATGGTTATCAAGTTGGGGATCCATATAATGTTACTCCTCAATCTAAACACTTTAACCCTAAAACTGCTGCTTCTTATAAATCAAAACATGGAGTTTCTTTAGCATGTGATTTTGCTACAGCAAGTGCTACTAGTGATGGTTATAGGTGGATGTGTTTATATGGGTGGAAATATGGATTTATTAGAACTGTTTCTACGGAACCATGGCATTTTGGATATAGACCTGATAAAGCTAAAAATGGACCTACTTCTATATTAGAATATAAATATGAACCTGGTCAAGCATATGCTGATACAACAAATAGATGGAATAATGTATTTGGTAGTACTGAACCTAATTGGAGCGCCCAATGGTTAGAATTTCAAGAACAACAAGCACAAGAACTAAATGCTTAAATCACCTGAAACATATCAAGGAAAACAAGTAATTATTACTTCCGACCGTTTAATATTTAATTCTAGAGAGGATTCTATATTTTCTTCGGATAGTACTATTGCATTTTCAACTAATAAAGATTTCCATATCAACACAAGTGATGGATCTACTGGTAAATTTGCAGTTAATAGTCCTAAAATCCACTTAGGTTTAGTTAAATCTAATAGTAACCTCGCAGACAACCCAGCAGTAAAAGGACAAGAATTAGAACAATTATTAATGGATATATTAGATCATCTAAACCAATTATACACTATTGCAATTCCTACATTACACCAAATAACAACATTACCTGGCTTACCAACAGTACCAAGTCCTGCTAATGCTGGCTTAATTTCTCCTTTAATAGCCCAATTAAATACATTAAAAGGTCGAATTAAAAATATTAAAAGTAAAAACGTTTATATCAAATGATTACTTTATTCGCAGCCCAATTACCTACTGTAATGAACATATTTGCTGATGGAAAACAGCAAACCTTTACAATTAAAGAACAAGTTCCCTTTGTTGAAGCACAGGTAACTCTAAATATTCCAACTCCTGCGAGTATATTAAATGCTTTACCACTTATTACTACCCCTGACCAATTTGCAGAAATACAAAGAAAATTTATACAATTAAAAAACGCTTGTAAAATAGCTGAAGCCCAAATCTCAAATTTAATAGCCCAAATAGATTCAGTATTAGGAAAATTAGACCGAATAGAACAAATATTTAGTTCGTTAAATTCGTTCCTATCATTTTTATCTGAATTTATTCCCCTCCTTAGAGTATTAAATGGTACTATGCAAGTTGTACTTTCAGCACAGGTATTCCCCGTAGCTAATGGTACTATTACTGTAAGAGCAGGAGATGCTTTAAAATATGTAAAGTCTAAAATCAAAGAAATAGATGCTTTAGCTAAAGTAGCTAAATCCATTTCCGAACCTGTATTAGAAGAAGTTAATAGTATACAAAATACTTTATTACCCTTAAGAAACAAGTTACAAGAGATTCTTACAAAAATACGAGCTAGATGTTTTTATCTAGACTCTGTCTTAATTGATAAACTTAAAGAATTAGAATTATCAATGGCACAAAATCCTTCCACAGGGGGAGGTGTAGATGGTCCTAATGGTACTGGTGTTGATGTTACTACTGAAGATTTAGTCAATACATTAGCTAACCAATTTGAGCCAGAAGAAATATTAAATAACCTGGAAAATTCAAATAAAGAACGATTTATTGAATACTTAGTTGAAAATGGTTTCACTGGGTATCGAATAGTCAGAAGATAATATATTTATTAAAAACTAATAACAATGAAGATACAACAATTTGAGAAAATTATTAGAAAAGTTGTGCGTGAAGAAATTGACTATGCACTAAAACGCGAAATGGATAAGTTAAAAAAAGACTTAAAAAAAACTAAATTAGTAGTTAAAGAAACAACTGAAGTACCTGAAGCACCTGTTGAAGATGTTGAAAATTTCAGAGCTAAATTAAGAGAACAAATGCCACCACCTAATTTTAATACAGGTAATAACACCCTTAATTCACTCCTATCTGAAACGGCTGTAGCCCCTACACCAGAACAAACATTCAATGATAACGATCCTGTAAACCAGTTTATAAATAAAAATTGGACCCCAGTGATGGAGGCAATTGAAAAGAAAAAAGAATTTAGACCCTAATGGCTATAAGGAAAAAAATAGGATATAGAATTGATCCACTTGATCTAGATACGCGTAAAGCTATCGGGGTTAGGGTTCCCTTTACTAAAAAAGGTGTATTTCAATTTAATTACACAACAAAGGATCAAATAAAATCTAATCTTATTAATCTTCTTTTAACATCCCCTGGTGAACGATATCACGAACCCTCATATGGTGTGGGTTTAAGAGATATTATTTTTGACCAAAATATTGAAACTAACCAAAGGATATCTAATCTAAAAGCTAGAATCGATCAAAATATACAATTTCATTTACCCCAAATTCAAATGACTAATTTGAAAGTTACGCCTGAAGATAAAATTCTTAACATAAAAGTAGAATATAGAATTTTATTAGATAATGATACTAATGAAATATCTTTAACATTATAATAAATGGCATACTCTAAAGTAAATAATACATCAGGTACTAATAAGAAAAATATAAAGTACTTAAATAGAAACTATAATCAATTAAAACAAGATTTAATAGATTTTAGTAAGAACTATTTTCCAGATAATTTTAATGATTTTTCTGAAAGTAATCCAGGCATGATATTTTTAGAACTCGCCTCTTATGTAGGTGATGTTCTATCATATTATACTGATACCCAAATTCAAGAAACTTTTATAGAATCCGCTAGAGAAAAATCTAATTTACTAGCATTAGCTTATAATTTAGGATATAAACCAGTTATATCAAACCCCTCTACCACTGAAGTTGATTTATATATTACAATCCCTAGTACAGGTAATCCTAATTATTTACCTGATTGGAATTACGCCCCTACATTAAAAAAGAATTCTACTTTTTCTACATCGCAAGCATCACCTATAGATTTTCTTCTCTCAGAAGATGTTAACTTTCAAGTAAGTAACTCTTTAGATCCTACTGAAGTTTCAGTTTATAAATTTGATGGTACCCCTCAAGCAGGAGGTGCTGATCCTGATTTTTATCTTATAAAGAAAAAGGGTAAAGTAACTAGTGCTGCTATTAAAACTTCTACATTTACTATAAATTCTCCCGAAAAATTCCTTACATTAGAAATCCCAGATGATAATATCATAGGAATAGAATCAGTAACTGATAGTGATGGAAATATTTATTATGAAGTTCCATATTTAGCTCAAGAAACAATATTTGAAGATGTTTTAAATGTAGCATCTAATAACTCTAATTTAAACCAATATTCTAATGATACCCCTTATCTTTTAAGGCTTAAAAAAATACCTAAAAGATTTGTAACTAGATTTACATCTAATAATATATTACAATTACAATTTGGTGCTGGTTCTAGTGGAGATGATGATGTTGAAATTCTCCCAAATCCCGATAATATAGGGTTAGGAGTAAAAGACGGACAATCTAAGCTAGATTTGGCTTATGATCCTTCAAATTTCCTAATGTCAAAAGCGTATGGTGAAGTCCCCTCAAATACTACACTAACGGTAAACTATCTTATAGGGGGTGGGGTTGGGTCAAATGTTCCCTTAGGTGCTATTACTAAATTAGGTACTGCAACATTATCTAAAAATACTAATCCTAGCGATTTAAGCGTATATAACACTGTAGTTGATTCACTACAAGTATATAATACTACCCCTGCAACTGGTGGAGGGCCTGGAGATACTATTGAAGATATACGTTTAAATTCCACAGCACAATCAGGAGCCCAACTCCGCACAGTATCAAAAGAGGATTATATTATTCGTACTTTATCTATGCCTCCCAAATTTGGTAAAATAGCTAAAGCGTATATTATAAAAGATGACCAAATTACTGCAGATAGTAGTGCTCGTATTTCTAATCCTAATGGACTAAATTTATATACTTTAGCGTATGATGGTAATAAAAATTTAACCAACCCTAATGCTGCTACACGCCAGAACCTTATAACATATCTCGAAGAATACAGAATGCTAACAGATGCTATTAATATTAAAAATGCATTTGTAATCCTATCT